CGCATACTTAGGCTGCGCGAACTAGATAAGGCAAGTAATACATTCATCGACAACATTTTAAAGTTCTCGTACAAAGGGCGGATACACTGCGAGTTTCATCCACTGCGGTCAGATGATGGCGGAACTGTGACAGGTAGATTTTCGTCCAGTAACCCAAACCTACAGCAAATCCCTGCGCGTGACCCAGAGATTAAGTCCATGATTCGTGGTCTGTTTGTACCAGATGACGGATGCAGGTGGGGCAGCTTTGACTACTCAAGCCAAGAACCAAGGCTCTTGGTGCATTACTGTGCGTCCTTGCCAGATGATCAGAGGCACTACGCTATTGATGAGGTGGTTGAAGAATACAAGAAGGGCGATGCTGACTTTCACCAGATGGTGGCAGATATGGCAGACATTACGCGAAAGCAGGCCAAGACAGTAAATCTTGGCATCATGTACGGTATGGGCAAGGGCAAGCTGGCAAACACGATGGACATTACACCAGACCAAGCTACAAGCCTGTTGAAGAAGTATCACGAGAAAGTGCCATTTGTTAAAGGGCTTGCCGATAAGGTGTCAGAGAGAGCCGAGAAGAACGGACAGATTAGAACGATACTAGGAAGACTGTGCAGGTTTAATATGTGGGAGCCGCGCAAGTTTGGCTATAACAAGCCTATGCCTTTGAAGCAAGCGCAGGAAGAGTATGCACCACAACCGTTACGGCGTGCGTTTACATACAAGGCACTTAACAGATTGATCCAGGGATCAGCTGCCGACCAGACCAAACAGGCTATGGTGGCATGCTACGAAGAAGGTCTGGTGCCGTTGCTCACGGTGCATGACGAACTTTGTTTCAATGTCGAGTCCGAGAAGCAAGCATCCAAAATTACAGAGATTATGGAAACAAGTCTGCCCCTCAAGATTCCGAGCAAGGTAGACCAAGAACTAGGAGAGAACTGGGGGGAGGTTGGCTAGTCCGCCAACGCTCTCATGCGGTCTACTAAACGCCGTGCGCGGTTCGGCACTTGCGTATACCACTTTGAGTCAACCATTTCGTCTGCGGCCTTGTTCCAATCTCTGGCATCAACGCCAGCCTTCATGCCCTTAAATTTACTCAACCGAGGCCGACCCATGTTGAACATCATGTTTGCAATAATGTGTTGGCATTCCTCTGGTAGGTCATCGAAGTCTGGATACAAAACCTTACACTCATCAAGAGTCACGGCTATATCAAGAGCAAACAACTGACGCACACGTTCTTGTTCAACAACTGTGCCTACAGGTTTGCCGTGCTCTTTATCTGTTTCAGTGATTAGATGACCCACGCCACACGTTGGCAGAGCTAAATGGTCCAAATATATCTCGTATTTGCACCCCTCATCTTCAGCGATTTCTTCGCGTAGTTTATCTTTGTTCATGGACTAGATCTCCCAAGTGCTTGCGCAAGTGCTTGCGTAGCAGGGTCTGGATTTAAGATTGGAGATACCTGTGCCGTTGTGCCTGCCTGTGCTGGTTGCACCTGCGGTATCTGACTCATTGCTTGTTGTATCTGTGGCTGTAATTCTTGCATTGCTAACTGTGTTGCGGGTCTTGCTTCTTCTTGAGCCTGTTGTACGTTCATGCGTGTGCCCTGTACTGCCGCCGCTGATGTTAATTGCCACATGGTTTGAAAACCTTGTGCAATAGGATGGTTAGATTTGTATTTACCAGAGAAAAACTCTTTAAGAGTATTAGGCTGTCGAGAGGCCATCATCATACGCAAAACCTTCGGGTTACGAAGTGCAACCGACATTACTTTAAACGCCGCCGCTGTGGGCAGTGTAGCAAGAGGATTCATAATCAAACTAGCAACACCAAGACCAAGTGCAATGTTCGGCGCAGCAAGACCACCCTTGCCAGCAATCGCGGCGTTAGACCCACGAACCATAGTTTCTGCCATAGCGTTTAACCCTTCAGCAGCACCCTTACCAAACATAGCGTTAAGTGTTTCGTCACCATAGGATCGAAGAACAGACTGTAACTTGCTGCCCAACCTGCCAGACTTGAAGGACTCAACAAAGTCATCCGTCATACGAATCTGTCCAGCTTCGTCCACCGTGGCACCGATTTGCTTCAAAACTCTGCCCATAGCAGCATCTCGCACCAGTTCCATAGTTGGAACTTCACGACCATTGACGTTAGTTACCCTGTTACCAAGAAACTTTTGAGCCTCTCGGATTGAAGCAGGGTTTCTAAATACAGTTTGAGCAATTACTTCAGGGTCTGTAGTTGATTGTAACGTGCGAAGAACAACGTTACTGTCTACCGCCGCACGCTTTGCTTCTGCCGCTTGTAAATCTTTTAAAGCCTGACCAAGTGGCTTGCTTCGTAATTGTTGAACAACTCCTGGAGAAAGATTGGCCTTGCCTCGTTCCAGAACCGTTAGGATATCATTGACAGCTTTCAAGTCATCGCCAAGAAGTTTGTCTACAGCCGTGCCTTTCTGCCTGATGTTTGCCACCAGTTTGATAGGGTCAATAACTTCAACCCCTGTGGCAGGGTCGATGGTCAAAGAGCGTTTAACTTGCTCCTGTATATACATTTTAGATAAACCCTGACGTACAGCTTCGGCTTGTTCAGCTCCTGTGCCGCGAATCGTAGCACGCTCGGCAGCTTCAGCCTCTATAGCACGAGCCTCCATTTCTACACTTCTGCGAGTTCGGTTGTTTGCGGGTAGATCTTTTACTGCCTCTAAAGCCTCTTCTACAGTGCGATTTCCAATTCTACGAGACTTTAGTATTCGTGTGCCTTCTGCAAGATCCACGATTCCAGTTTCCGCTCCCAAGGCTTTGCCAGTTGGAGCACCACGAATAGCCTTGAGTAACTGATCTAGTGCCTCTGGGTTGTCCTCCTGTATAATCTTGTCAAAGATAAACTTCATATTCATCTGACCAGATCTAGTCTGCTTTATAATGTCTTGGACAACGATGTTATCGAATCTGCTAATACTGTCTCTATAAAAGTCATTTGTTCGATTTAATAAATTTAACGCATCACTTGCTTCACCTGTGGTGAGGTCTAATTTAAAACCGTCTGGTTTAATTAATCTATCACCTGGACTAGCAACCGCTTTATCTAATCCTTTAGTAGACATCTCGCCCAACGTAATCTCAGCTTCTCTAAAAGCAGAATTTACAGAGGCTTTGAGAGAGCCAAGAGCACCCACGTTGACATCATTAAGAAGGGCTGGGTTGCGAGAAGCATCAGTTAAGCCTGTGCGAATACGAGATAATTCTTGCGCTGTAGCATAATCACCAAGACCACGAACCTGCGCTGCAAAACGTGTTGCACCAATATCTGCAATGCTGTCTTTTGTAAGACGTTTTAATTCTTCTTTTATTCCAGCAGTTGGGATAATTGCTTGACCGCGTAATTTATCATTAACCACCGTATACAGACGATCAATATCCTCATCAAACACGGCTTTACGTTTACGAATCATGTCATCAAGATTCTTAGGAATAGTTTTGCCATCCTTTAAGTTTCTCATGATTTGATCGATTTCACCTTTAACCGCATCGTCCATACGCATCTGTGCGTTAGCCAGCTTTTGATCCGCACTAGAGTAAAAGTTATCAATGTCACGTTTTACAATCTCATCAAGATTGTTAATAGCTGTATCATCTGCAATTCCAAACGCACGCATCTGTGCTAGAGATTGTTCAAGGTTCTGCATCGCCGCTTTTTGATTTGGAAACACACCTTCATAAACAGCTTGAAGACGATTTAAGACTGGACGAAAGGCTTCATCCGTAGCACCAGCAATCGTAGGACGAAGACCTTTATCAATTAGTTCACGAGCCTGCGCACGCAAAGCCTCGTTTTCTGCACCCCCTGGACCTTTGATGATGCGACCAAACAACTTTGATATGCCTCGCCCAACACCTTCACCAAATACGCCAAAGGCACCCTCTATAGCGGCATCACGAGCAATATCTGTTGGAGATTGCATCTGCAATCCTTCGGCAGCTTCAATGCCTTCATCAAGTAATTTACCTCCAGCGGCGGCGGCTCCTACAAGCAACGTACCTGGAATAAACCCTACACCAGACGCAGCAATCGCCGTGCCTGTAGCGGCGAGAATCGGCAGTGCAGTTGCACCAGCAAACTCTTTGACATCGTTAAACGAGAAACCTTCTTCATCGATGGCAAGTTCGCGACCTTCACCAAGACCAAGTTTGGTGCGACCTTCCTGTGTCAGGATATGCCTGCCTAGCGGATCTACAC